CTTACGGTCTAGATTATTTCGGATCTACTTCTGCATCTCAAACCGAGAAGATCCTTTAGAGATCTCTTCATGGACAAAATCTTCCATGCCAAAGAGACGCTTGTTGGAGAGAGATTGCCGGTCGTCAGGCTCTGCAGTTCCCTTGCTAATGCCCACCACCTTGGCCGAGGACGCCAGAAGTGCGTCTCCAGTGATGTTGGTGAACTTCTTACCCAGAGTGGAAAGCATCGTGTCTGGGTTTACTTCCGCGCCCTCAAAGACCTCTTTCGCAAACTTACGGGCCTCCGAGAGGGTAGGGGACTGGTACTTCTCCTTTCCTACTCGGCGCTTCTCCACAGCCTCGTGAAACTTCAATAGATCCGAGGGCTTAGATACCTTGCGGTTTACGTCGTATACGGCGTCTCCCCATGCCTTGCGCATGGAGGAATCTGTCACCCCGAGTGCGGAAAGGATGCCGTAGGCGGGGATCTTGCGTGTGGACTGGGCACCGCTCTTCACCAGCAGGTACATCGCTCCCAGTTTCTTGGGGTTCTTGCGCTCAATGGAGATCTTAAATGACCCCACCTTGGAGCCTGCCGCAACGTTCCACTTTGCTAGAAGGTCTCCGTTGTCTGCCTCTACGTGATAGGCGCCTGGGTTAAGGCGGAAGACACTGTCAACTTGACGCTCGTTCCCCTCGACGATGTAGCTGTACCGACTGGTGATCTTGGGCAGCTGTCCTAGGGTACGCTTTCCCTGATCTACAACCTTACCTGTCTCCATATTTACGAGACGAAACGTCCCTACGATGTTGGGGCCCCATGTTCTATCGTGGAGCTTCGCATCCGTCTGAGACGTGTGGTTGTACGTATGGTGCTTCCCGGACGAAGACGAAGAGTCCTCGTCAGTAGAAATATCAACCAACTCGAGCCTGTTTTCTCGGCCTTCGACCGGAAAGTGGCTCTTGATGGCTTCTTTGGTTCTTTCTTCGAGGAGGCGGTACGCATCCTCTGGAGCCAGATTTGCCATTTCAAATACCTACGCGTAATGAGTCATAAGTCTAACAGCTGGGACATAGCTCAGCCAAAGGAGTAGAGAATGCGATACATGCACCAGAGCCAGAACACCGACGACAACGGCAACGAGACCCCGCAGGAGGAGGTGGACCGCCTCCTGCGGGACCTGTAATATGTTGCTGGGACTGTGGGCCCTCGCCTTCGTGGTGGGTATCTGCCAGCAAAGCGAGCGCGTCATCGAGGCCGCGTTCGATGAGCTAGACGATGAGTAAGAAGAGGGGGGTCGGGCTTTTTGCCCGGCCCTCCGGCTTCTCTTTAGATGCCCCCTCAATCCCCACAGAAGCAAAGAAGAGAGACGAGCCGATCCACACGGCATATTGTCCTCTCGCTGAAAGCCTCTGTAGTGATGTGGCGTGTGAGACATGCTCTCTCATAGACAATAAGTTTGGGGACTACCTGTGGGTCTGTTCGACCTGTACAGAAGGGCTCATCGTACAGCCTTACTACGGGAATGGTACGTGTGAGCTCTGCGGGTACGAGAGTGGCGTATTGATGCTGGGAATCCCTCGTGAATAGAGAAGACAAGATTAAGTGCGACTGGTGCACGGCTCAGATTGTGGATCATGAGCATGTAGTGTGTATTTCCAGGTACGCAGTAAGAAGGCTTCCCAAAAGGTTTACCGTGTCGGAGACCTACTTTGATTCGGGAGAGCAGGAGCTAAGCTTTCATGAGAGATGTTTGGCAGATAACTGCAGAGAGATCATGGAGCACCTGTACCCAGCAGGGGCAGAGAGACCACTGAAGACGGCAGCAAACTCATTTTTCCCCATGTTGCGCTACCCCACCTGACGGGAGATATCCGCTTGCGGATTCCCGTTAGGCTTGGGGTTCGCCTGGGCATTCTGAAGGTTTTCCTTAGATCCCGTATCGTTCAGAAGCTGGACCACCAATTGGTAAAGATTGGGGTTGCTGGTCTGCATCTCACCCAAAGACTTATACATGGCTTCAGGGCCTTGCTCCTTCTTGACTGTCCGCAGGAACGCCGCAGCTCTCTGTGCGATGTACCTGAGGTCCACTCCGCCAGCCCCCTGTTGAAGCTGAGAGGTCATGCCGGCCATGGCCGCCGGCACACCTGTGTCGTTGGGAGACTGCGCGTTTTCATCGTAGGCCGTTGCTCCGTCCGGCATACCTGGGGTCTGCTGGGCTTGGCCGCCACCCTGCTGGCCTCCACCTTGCGGGGCGGCCTGGGCTGCAGCACCTTGCTGTTGCTGTGCTGCTTGCTGTGCTGCCTGTACCTGTTGAGGATCCGCACCTTGCTGGACCTGCTGCTGCATTTGCTGCTGCATTTCCATTTGCTTCTTCTGCATCTCCATCTGGACTTCGGCCTGGGCCTTCGCCATTAGGGACTGAGACTTAGCCTGGTACCGGGAAGTGCGAAGCTGGACCTCGCCCTGAACGTCAGCACCGGCGACCTGCATGGTGCGCTGCGTCTGAAGGTTCTTCTTTAGCTCGGACATCATGCGGTCGTTCTCGAGATCGAAGTTCTCCCCGATCTCCTCAAGCAGCCTGCGGTCACTGACCTTCTGCGCCTGGTTGAGCTGCAGGTAGAACATGCTTCTCTGCAGGTCATCGGCCATCTTGAACTTGTCGAAGCGCACAGAGATCTTGGGCCAACGCATGAAGGAGCAAACCTTCTCCACGATGAACTTGTTTACGAGCTCATGGCGCTGCTTGTTGTACCCGAGGAACATGTTCTCCAGAGCTCGGAGGGAGGTGCTGGACCCACTCCACTGAAGGCCGCCGAAGATGAACTCGACAGGGATTCCGGCACCTGCGAGCATCTGCTCCGAAAGAAGGCGCATCTCTTGGTACATCAACAGGGCTCGGCCCTGTCCGCCTATCTGCTGGAACCCAACGTTCACCGGGAGAACTGGGATGTAATTGTGGTCCCGACGCCACATATTGATCTCAGCGTCAATCTTCTTCTTCCAGTTGCTGAGATTGTACGACCCGTATGGGCCCTCATTTCCGCCGGTGCTTTGTCCGGGGAAGATCATCCTCATCGGGACAATGTGCTCCATGAGCACAGACTCGTTCGCCTTCTTCATCACCTGTAGGTAGAAGGCATCCTTTAGCAAGGGGTAGATCAGAGGCGTTCCCCAGCCCTGGTCCTTCTGCGCGATGGTCGGGCGCTTCAGGTGGTAGAGGTTGTCCTGCGTGAACAGAAGAGACTTCCGCTTGCGGGCTGCCTCTAGGAACTCGAGAGGAAGGGTCTCGATCGTATCGGGGTCGCCCAACTTGATATCGTTGGCAATCGCCCTGGGCAGCTTGAAGTAGTACTTCGCCTTGCCTGTGATCTCGTTGTACTTGATGTTGACGTTTTCGGGATTCCACCGAACCAGGCGAATGTCGCGCGCGCTGCGAATGTAGACATCCTGCTGCTTCGCGTATCCCTGGTATCCGCACTTGCACTCCTTCAGATAGAAGCGGCCGCTCCGCCACTTGTAGCGGAAGCGGTTCTTGCTGGCGCGGTAACGCTCCTTGCACTTGGGGCAAATGATGTACTTCTCAAACGGGAAGAACAGCGAGATGAACGCATTTCCGTAGACAAAGTAGTCTAGTCCGACTTCGACCTGAAAAGATCGCAGCTTTAGTTGATCTTCTAGGGACTTGCCCAGCTCTACCAGCTTGGGGTCCTCCGTCTCGAAGACAAGAGGAGTAACAGGGTACTCCGCCATCTTGGAGCAGGCGGCATTGATGACCGGATTGGTCAAAAAGTAGTACCGACACCAGTGGTGGAGCTGATGTACGTCAGAGGGAAGGAACTGCTGAGAGACATCAAAGAAGGGGGACGGGTAGCGAATGCCGAAGCCCCGACCGCCCTCGTAGGAGACCGGCCTGGGATTGAATCGGTTTGCTTCGCTGGAGACTACGTTCATGATTTCTGTCCGAAGGCTCTATCCGCCAGTTCTCCGCCCTTACCGGCCACCTCTCCGGCAACTCCGCCGGCGCCTAAAGCGACCGTAGAGCCCGCCAGGGGAAGTAGGGTCTTCTGACTGAGCATCGAGGGTCCCTTACCGGTGATGAGATTGGACTTGGAGAGTCCCGCGCCTCGGCCCATAAATAGGGGAGTAGCCATAGTGCCGACTGCTGCACCTACGGTACCTCGAGCGACTCTTTCCGCGATGCCTCGCTTACGGCCGGTTTCCGGGTCATGAGTTTCGAGGCCCGCAGTACCTCCAAGTCCTCCGCCTAGTCCCAGCATTACACCCCTCTCTCCAGGGGCGTAGTACGTCATGCCCTTCCTCATCTTGAGGCCCTTTCCGGCACTCTGAATCTCGGAATAAAGGCCCTTCAAGGCCTGCTCTGAGACTTCTTCACCGGCCTTGAGCTTGGCTTGCATGTCTCCCACTCTCTTAGTGAGATCTGCGGACATCTTTAGTTCCTGTCCCCCCCTACTGAACGACCTACCCGCGCTTCCCCAACCCGAAGCTCTCGCAGAAGTTCCTCCTGCGCCGATAGTGTCGAGGGATTTGATGGACTGCAGTTTACCTGCTTGCGCGTCGTTCAGGACGTCCTTGTACAGCCTGACTCTCTTGGACGCAGCTTCAGAAGCTCCGACAGTTCCCGCCCGAGTGTTGGACGCTCCCGACCTAAATCCCCTCTGAAGCGCTGCCTTAGGGTTCGTGACCACCTGCTTCATCTGGCCCAGGTACTTGGAGGCAGCTGCGGGATTTTTGAGGGCCATAGCAGTTCCCAACGCCCCCAACGCCAAAGTCCCCTTGCCGATGTGCTTGGTGACGAAGTTCTTTTTCTTCTCCGGTTGCGGGGCTTGCTGCGGCTCAGGCATGCCTGCGTACTTTTGTAGTTCTTCGCTGAAGAAGAAAAGGGAACTTCGGGAGATCACTGGGCCGCCCCTTGAGACTTGAGTTGAGCCCTTCTATAGCTCATGTACTCTAGTCCAGTTAGTAGTTTGGCGGCGCAGATGTCGTCTTGAGTCTCTCCCAAGACCACGTCCCTTCGTGTGAGAGCCTGCGTTAGGCGCTGACTCACTCCCTTGTAGGGGTACAGAGTAAAGGGCTTTACTTTAGAAGAGTCCCACTGCTCGGCCAGCTCGGGGTCCGGCTCCATTTTCTGTAGAGAGTCCATGCTGTACCGCTCCGTGCAGTAGCTACAGAGGCCGTCGTCCTGACGCTCCTCCTCGTTGCCGCATCTTTCGCACCGCTGCATGAGGCCGGCGCAATACTCGTTTGCAAACTCCAACGGAGCCGGAAGGTACCAAATGCCCGACTCAAGGGCCTGGGCTGCAATGTACCGCGCTACCTTTTCGCTAAAGGAGGGCACTGAGGTAGCCTCTCCCAGATCTTTGCGAATGGTGTTTGCGATATCCACCGCGGTCATCATCTGCCCGACAGACTGGTCAGACAAGACTGCGGCGGACGGGATGTTGTTATTTAAGGCAGCCGTAAGGAAATGAAACGTCTGCCAGTCCTTCCAGAACGAGTCGTGGTTGGCCACAGCAATAGCGGCCATAAGCTTCAGCAGGTTGATCCGGGCGATGGATGTTCCCGTCTCCTCCTCTACTGCGCTCTTGATGACCGGCGGCTCCCACTCCAGCGCGTCAATGCCGAACATCCCCAGGTACTTCCTGAGGAGAATCAGCGGGTGCGCCTGTTCGTTCTTGAACAGCGACATCAGTACCCGCCGTTATTGTTATCTCGGGACTGGGAGGCCATTCTGGTGAGGAGGATCTTCTGCTCGTCAGGCATCCGCTTAAAGACAGAGACAGGATCTCTGCGGAACAGGTCCTTCAGGTCTTCGGTGAAGACATCTTCCATCTTCTGGGAGGAATCGCTGCCCGCGTACCTCTTCAGCATCGTCTCGTTGACGTAGTCTCCGCCATGAGTCCAGGAGTACTCGGCTTCCTTGGTCGTGCCGTATACCGACAGGACTGGATCGGGGATGCGGCTCCCGTATCGGTGATTGACCTGTGCCTGCTCGTCCAGGAGGTACATGGCCTCGACTACGTCGTCAGGGTCCATAGCCGCGGCCATCTTAGACAGACGGGTGTACCCATCCTGGACATCCTGGATCGAGGAGAAGTCCCTGCGCGCCTCTGCGATCTTCTTGAAGTTGGGGTTCAGGGAGGTGCCGCTGTATGCGTAGATGTGGCCAGGAACGGTTGCTCCGCCTGCGGAGGCGACCTTCACCAGGTTTACAGCAACCTCGTGCCTATTGTACGGATCGAGGTCGTCCCACGAAGCGGCAGCGTCTGCTACGTAGTCAAACGCCGAGGCGTTCTTGGCTGTGTAATCCATGCCGCCCACTCCCAGCGCGCCAGCAGTGCCCGCTGCGGTGCCTCTGCCCAGCATCCGACCGGCGATCTGAAGAGGAGTCCCTCCTCCCTTAGCTCCAGAAATCGCTCCCAGAGCTGCTCCCCCAAGCGCCCCGCCCTTTGCGGCGCGAATGGAGCTTTGGGAGTCAGACATTGGCGCCCCAGCTACCTTAACCCTCCGAGAATCTGCTCCGGCAGTACGGTCTGCCAGGTAAACGGAGGCGGGTGTGGGGGTCAGTCCGTAGTGCTCTAGGGAGTCTACGATGTTTGCCGCCGCAGTCTTGACAGAATCGGAGTCCAATCCGTGGTCCGCATTGAGGAGGTACCACTCCGACATCAGAGCGTTGCCGGAATCGAAGCAAGCAAATTTCCGGTGCTCCTTCCCCACCTCATCCACCAAGATGAGAGCAAAGTCCCGATCTAGTAGATCTGCGGACTCCCTCCAAGAGGAGATCTTCATGATCTCGGATACTTGATTGGGGTCTACGGAGGCTAGGAAAGACTCGCATAGATCGTCATGATGGTCGATTACGGGCATAGGGAAACTCCGGACGAGTCGTGTAGATCTTACCATACCGCGTCATAACAAATTTGGCACTTAATAGGAGGTGTAGCCCATGTCTGACGAGTTCAGTAGGAGATATAGCACGGCGGGAAGCTCTTCCGGGAGACCCGAATGTTATGGAGACGAAGATTACTACGACAGGGACGACCGCACTTGCCGTGCATGTCCCTCAAATACAACATGCGGACTTGTAGTCCGTAGAAAGATGAAGAATGCCGAAAGTCCCCCCAAAAGAGCCCATAGCCGGAGTGGCCGTGCGCCCACCAAGAAGGATCCCCCCAGCAGAAGAAGGGAGGAGGTCCCTACACTCGAGATAGACCCAGAGGAGGGAGAGACCTTTGGAGAAGTTGCTCTGTACAACAGCGCTACCGAAGCTGCCCAGGGATTCCTAGATACGATCGCAAATGCCTGGAGCCATAGGCCTCGCAAGACCTACAAGGGTAATATCTTCGGAGGGAGGAAGAAATGAGGCTGCTTAGGATGGAGGAGGAAACCGCCTACATCGGGAGATCCCTCTTCCTCCCAAAGAGCCACATTCAGGGAAAGGTCCTGAGAGGGACTCTTAGATTTGGGGAAGACGGTAACGGAGATCCTAGGGTTCTGGTCAAAGAGCACCCGCATCACTACGAGGTTCCTCGAGCTGCCTTAAAGCCTTCCCAGGTCCAGGCACTGGGGTGTCCGGTTGTTGATGCCCGCCCCTCCTCTTTCTCCTCCATCTCTCTGCAGCCCAAACCCTCCTTCCTTCTAAGAGAAAACCAGAAGGAAGCGTGGGAGGCGCTAAAGAAGTCGGATGGAGGCATCCTAAACCTGGCCTGTGGTAAGGGAAAGACCATCTTAGGCTGGCTGAAAGCTAGCCATGAGAAAGTCCCCACCCTTATCGTATCCCCACAGAAAGCCCACCTGGAAAACTGGCTTAACGAGCTCAATCAGTTTTTTGACCACTCCGGCAGCATTGGGTGGATTCAAGGTAAAAAGTTCGAGTGGGAGGCGGACATCTGCCTATCCACTGTCCAGACTCTGGCCAAGAGGGTCAAAGATGGGAGGACTACTCCCGGCTTTTTGAATCGCTTTGGGCTAGTGATTTACGATGAGTGCCATTGCATGGCTGCCGACTTCTTTTCTAACGCGGCAGATATCGGCATCGGGAAGCGCATTGGCCTGAGTGCCACGCCAAACAGAACAGATCGGTGCGAGGGGATCTTCTTCTCCCACCTAGGCAACGTGTTCTTTAGCGACACTACGCAAGACCTCACTCCTACAATCTATCTCATAGATACTGGGGTGATGTACACAGACAAAGAACACAAGAAAATGTTCGATAGGGCCGGACAAATCAATGTAGGCCTGATGAGGGGCGTTCTGGCTAAAAATGCCTCTAGAAACTCTCTCATAGATCTGGTCTTACGGGACTGCAAGGACCAGGGGCGGACAACTTATGTCCTGTCTCACGGCGTAGATCATGTGAAGGAGCTTCATGCGAAATACCCCAGAAGCACGCTGATCCACGGAGGTACGAAATCCAGCGACAGACTAGATCAGCTGAATGGCTCGGACCTAGTGTTTGCGACAATCGGGGTCGGCAAGGAAGCGTACAACCGGAAGGACCTGGACACTCTTTTGCTGGTCACCCCCTTTGCTGCAAGGGCTCACTCGGCCATTACATTTCAGCAGAGCGTGGGGAGAATCCTTCGAGAGCATCCCAACAAGAAGCCACCTGCGGTCTTTCTGTTCCTAGACAGCAACGTAGACCTCTGTCGGGGGATGATTTACTCCCTCGTCAACGAGGCAAAAAGGAACGGATATCAAGTCAAAAGAAACTGGAGACCCAAACAACTAATATAGGAGGACCGTCATGGCATACGGACGGCGAGCCATAAGGCTCCTCTACGACGAGTATCAGGACTGCGAAAAGTGTCCGATGCTTTGCGAAAGTCGCACCCAGGTGGTGTTTGGCTCTGGCAGCGTAAGCGCAGACATCATGATCATCGGAGAGTTTCCCGGCTCAGATGAGGACGCCGAAGGCCTGCCCTTTTCTGGGCGATCTGGGCAGCTCTTGCTTCAGCTGTTGGACATGGTGTGGGGAGACACAGAAGAGCTCCTAGCTGCTAGGGAGCTCGAGGACAACGAAGAGTACTATCGAGCGGTCAGAAGCGTGGTCGAGGAGAGGATCTTCTTCACCAACATCATTCTCTGCCGACCGCACGAGCGCAGCCCTTCGACGGCAGAGATCAAGAACTGCAAGGACCGACTGCAGAAGACCATCTACGCGGTGGACCCCAAGCTGATCATTGCTGCCGGAAAAGTGGCAGCCTCGGCAGTCTTGGGAAAGAAGGTCGCAATCTTGGACAAACGAGGGAACATCTTCGACGTCAGTATCGCCTCTCCCGTAACCGGAAGGTCTGTGCGGTACCCGATGCTGGCTGTTCTACATCCCAGCTTCCTGCTGAGGAAAGGTGACCAGTCCCTAGTGTCCAAGAAGACTGGGGATACCTACAAAACCATGGGAGATCTTCGATACGGACTCTCCCTCCTAAACCAATACGACACCATACGAGGACATCAATCATGAGCGCCATTCAGGACCTCACAACCCTTCATGAAAACATTCAAAAGACCTGGGATGCTTTGGCAGACCAGTCCCCAGAGTTGGTGGGGAATTTGAGAGAAATGCTCGCACAGGCGAGCACGGCAGCCGACCAGGCAAAGCGAGAACTGCGAGAACTGGGCGCAGGCACGCATGACTTCGACGGAATGTCGTTCCGGGTTACCCCCGGACCTACGAAGGTCATTTTCGATCCGGAGGACGGGGTCATGGAGGCAGAGGATGGAGGCCATGTGGAGGAACTGATGGCCGCAGGATTCCTGAAGTACCAGGTGGACGGCAAGCAGCTGACGAGGCTGCCTGCAGACCTGAGGGCCATCTACGAGGGGCTGGCAGAGACGAAGACGGGAACCCCGAGGGTTTCTCTGCCTAAGAATCTATGTCGGTAGCCGCAATGGGGCAGATCCGGGGGTCTCTCCGGATCTGCGGGCAGCTCTACAACTTCGACCACGCACTAACTACGGAGGACTTATCCATGAGTGCTAACGAAATTTCAGATTTGGTGGGAGACGCCAACGCCCGAATCTCGGTGTCGTACGGGATGTCAGATAAGGATTACGGAAATGGATTCGATGCTCATGTGTCCGTTTCCTTGTCATGCGACCAAGAAGAAGCCATCATCGGATTCGCCTACGAAGCAGCCAGTGGCGTAGCGCAGGAGAAGATGCGCGATGCCATCCTGAAGGCTAAGGAGCTGTACGACGAGTACGAGGACGGAGTGAAGGGTGGGAATTGAGCTTGACCTGGATATCCAGGAGATCACTATCTCTTCGGAAGGACAGGTCAGGATCTCCTATACCTTGAACCTCGAGACATCTGAGTTCTCCGGCCCCGTGGCCGGAGGGCAGTCGGTCGTTACCGATCCCAAGATCCTGTCCCTGGCAGAAGATTTTGTTGCCGCTGCTAAGGCTTCTGCTTTGCAGGATTTGGGACTTCGCCCCTCAACCCGGGAAGAGCCCCTCAACTCATTAGACGAGGACCCACTATAATGGCCCACCCAGAACTCGAGCTAATCTCCAACATCGTGGACACGGGGGATTTCTCAACGATTAAGAAGAAGGGCGTGACGAGAGAGATGTTCGCTCTTGACTCCGCCTCTGAGGTGTTTTCCTGGCTGTGGGATGAGTTTCACAACCCACAGCAACGCGGGGAAGTGCCTACTGCGGACAGGCTAAAGCGGAAGTTTCCTGATTTCGACTTCAGTCCTACCCGGAACCACGTTGGGGCGCTCGTCGGGGACATCAAGAGGCAGAACACTCAAGTCAAGCTCAATGCCCTCGTAGAGAGTATCGCGGATGAGCTGCTTTCTGATTCCGAGCCCTCCCTGATCCTCGAGAGTTTTCTCCCTAGGCTGAGAGAGCTAAACGTCGAGGCCTCCGAAGACGGAGGAATCACGCTCTTGGACGCTGCGGATATTATCCGGCAGGAGTACACAACCAAGAAGAAGGCCGGGGGAGTGGTGGGCATTCCCTTTCCATGGGCCCTGCTAAACCGTCCTACCGGAGGGATGCAGGACGAGCAGTTCATCGTCATCTATGGGCGGCCGGGCAACATGAAGACCTGGCTTGCCTGCGTAATGGCGGCTCATGCGTGGCAGGCAAACCGCCGGGTCATGTTCTTCTCCAAGGAGATCTCCTCTAAGGACATCCTGCGGAGAATTACTTCGGTCCTGGGCGGGGTCGATTACGCAAAGCTCACTACGGGCAACCTGTCTGTGGACGACGAAGAGCACTACTTTGATCTTCTCGAGGCCCTTGAGGACATTGAGGAAGACGGGAGTACGGGAGGACAGCGCCGTTCCCTGTTGTGCGTAAGTGACAAAGGCAAGAGGAAGTCCTCTACCGTAGATGACTTGATTGCTGCGGCTGAGCGCTTTCAGCCGGACCTGGTAGTAGTCGACGGCCTCTACCTCATGCGAGACTCCAGATCTGGAGTTAAGTCTGCGGATTGGAAGCAAATCGCGCACATCTCCCAGGACCTAAAAGGAATGGCTCAGTACCTGGAATGTCCTGTAGTTGGGACGACACAGGCCAATAGAGCAAACGCCAAGGAGCCTAGTGGAGATCTGGATGACCTGTCGTTCTCGGATGCCCTAGGTATGGACGCCGATATGGCTATTCGAGCATTTCGAGGGCCAAACCCGACCGGGCGAGGGGCATCCATCATGCTCGTGTTCAGTAAGGTTCGAGAAGCAGTAGTTCGGCCCTTCGTCATCAACGCGTGCCCTGGAAGTGACTTTTCGGTCCTCGAGAAGTCGGTAAACATCAAGCAGTTCCTGGAAACCAAAAAGCAGATGGAGCATAAGGAGTCTCAGCAGGAACATGGAGGCGCCAGTGGAGGACAATCCACAAAGAAAAAGAAGCCCAAGAGGCCAAGCCCCTTCAGAGACTGACTACCTAGAGCTGTATCAGGAGTACGTGCAGGGCTTACGCCCTGGAGCCAACAGCAACTTCATGGGCTTCTGTCCTATTCACGGAGAGACTCCCGGCAAATCAAAGCCCAGCCTCTCCGTGAATTCGGATACCGGCCTATGGTACTGCTTTGCCGGGTGTGGGGGCGGAAACGCTCGAACATTCCTGAAAGAGCTGGGAGAGGGGAGGTCAATTATTGACCGGAAGATAAAGAATCTTCCCAAGTCCGCTCCTGGTTCAAAGCGAAGAGTTAAACACTCTAAGAAAGACGAGACAAAAGTACTCCCGGAGAAACTACTGGGAGTGTTTGATTTCTGTCCCACAGCCCTCTTGAGGGAAGGGTTCGACGAAGATTTGCTGTTCGATCACGACATTGGGTATGACCGTAAGCTTCGTAGAGTGACCTTTCCCGTCAGAAATCAGCTTGAAGAACTCGTAGGAATAGTGGGCAGAAGAACTGAGAAAACCGAGTACGGTAAGTACAAAGTGTACACTCGGGAGCTGCTAGAATACGGCTTCACGGTGACGTCTTTCTCGAAGACAGACTATCTGTGGAGAGAAGACCGTGTACTGCGCACAGAACTTCCTGACCTTTACGTAGTCGAGGGGTTCAAAGCAGCCCTGTGGTTCGTACAGTCGGGAATAGAGAACGTGGTGGCCCTAATGGGCAGCCATATGTCAGAACTCCAGCGTAAAAAGCTGGTGGAGAGCGGACGGAGAATCCTTCTCTGTCTGGATAATGACGTTGCCGGGCAAAGAGCAACGATCAAAATCAGTAATCAGTTGGCCGGATCAAGGAGATTCGTAGTTCCACTCCCGGAGGGGATCCATCAACCGGATGACCTCACGGAGGAAGAACTTCGCGATCTTTGCGACAAGCCGATCACAATCAGTAAGGCTAAGAAACAATGGCAAACATTCCTTTGACCGCCTCTTCTAGGCGAAACAACCGACGAAACAACCGAGGAAAGCGCAACGGCTGGACAGCCAAGTGGAGCGATGAGCTCCGCCTCAAGGACGGAGATACCGCGTGGATCTCCCTGACTCCTGGAGATTACCCAGCAGAGGAGGGTGACCGTTCCCAGTTCCTCGGACTCCCCATGTTCAAGGTCCAGTACACCAACAAGTGGGGAAACCAGTCCTGGGGATACTTCCGGGGAGAGGAGTCTGGCACCTGCACGCTTCATGAGCGGGCAGACTGCGGAGACACCCGTGTCTCTTCCCCTCGGTACGGAGAGCCCAATAGGTTCTTCATGAACGTCATTCACTTCGACCTGTTTAGGCGGGAGCAAGTCAATGACAAGAATGGGTCCCCACTGCGCTACCGCGGCGGCAAGCTGAAGGGGGAGATCGTTCACCGATGGGATGCGATCAAGTCCCTCCGTGAGAGGAAGGACGTGATCAAGCAGGGAGCGTTCGAAGACTGCTCTTTCTTCCGAAAGAAGTTCCTCGAGCTGCCAGCTACCCACTTTGAGAAGATCAAGGAGATCGGCAGGGCCGCTGGACAGATGTGCGGCTGCGGAGGGAGCCTCTTCCCGGCCGTGTACACCTGTGAGGAATGCGAAGACATCCTCCTGGACGTAGATGACACCGACCTCACTGAGGGAGAAGTCAAGCGTTTCGGGGACAACAGCATTCGGTGTGGAGCATGCGGGCATGTGGGATACCCACAGTCGCAGAGTCTTTGCGATAGCTGCGATGATCCTACGCCTCTCCACTTCTGGGAAGTGGCGGCGCAGATCACCAAGGTTCGAGAAGGCCAGTGGCCTACGATCCGAGTCGACAAGGTGGTGCCTCTTGCGGACTTCCGTCTGGCAGACGGCTCCTGTCCTGCTGCAGTAGACGAAGACGGCAACCCGGAGCTTGACAACGACGGCAAGCTGATCTTCCCAGAAGATCTCGATAAGCTCATCAAGGCACAGTTCGACCTGGAGGCTTATACCGAGGCCAAGGGCAACGCCCACTTCTCGGAACTCCTGGAGTTGCGGGAAGATGACATCGGGTACGAGTCCGGATCTAAGACCTACGGCCGATTCCGGAAGTAGAGAAAAGACGTCATAACCGAGATGGAGGAAGGCTCTAAGTCTTCCTCCATCTCGCGCTGCGGCGTGTGTTTCTTTAACCTTTAGGAGAGGCTTATGTATAGGTTCATCCGAACCCCTGATCCGGTATACGTAGATACCGAAGAAGAGGCAGAAGAATGGGCAGCGCTCTATGCGTGCTGTCCTAAAGTCGGCTTTGACACTGAGACCACAGGACTGTCTAAGACAGAGGCACGGGTCAAGTTCTTTTCATTCTCAGACGGGGATACCCGAATTTGCGCCCCAGTACGGCTTTTGCCGTACTTTAAGAAGATTCTAGAAGACCCTAAGATTTCCAAGCGTATGACGAACGCAAAGTTCGACATGCACATGGTCGCCAACCATGGGATTGACCTCCGAGGAGTGCTGGAGGACACGGTAGCCATGGATTGGCTATTGGACGAAAACCGTAGAGGAAGGCACGGCCTTAAGCAGTGCGCTTCCGATTACCTCGGTCTCCGCATGTCTCCCTTCAAAGATGTCTTTGGCGGGGTCGGATCTGTGGACAAGGAAGTGGAAACTCTTGTTCGGATGCATGACGCGCTCGAGGCGAAGGACGAGGGCTATGCTCTGGAGCTCCTGACTCTGGTGGGTAAGGTCTACGGAGATGAAGATGTCATCAAGTCTCTAAAGAGGGTGAGCAAGTCCCTAGGGGAATTCCGGCAGACAGGCGAGGTCACTGATTTAATGACCGCATCTAGCCTGCTAAGCATCGCCAGAAAATTCGAGGTCTGTCCCAAGACGCGCACCCGTCTGGGGTATGTGTCGGATTTTATGGAGCTATTGGGTCTTCCGGCGGTGACGAAAGACGATCGTGCCAAGTACAAGGACGCCCTACAGGAACCCCTCCTGCTCGAAGACGCGCATGAGATCGTCCTGGAGAGCCTGAAGAGCATGGTCAGGGCCGACGAGGAACCTCTCGAGATGCTCAAGCTGCTGGTAGGCGACTACGCCTCCTTGGATGCCTGGGCTTCCTACACACTGGTAGACACTCTCTGCGAGGAATTGGAGGCGGTTCAGATGACCGACTCAACAAATCTGAAGGAGTATTACTACCGGACTACTGCCAAGTTCCTTCGGACGCTTTGGAACATGGAAAGGCGTGGGTTCTTCATCGATCTTCCGGCAGTACATGCCCTCAGAATCCCTATGGGCAAGGACATTGATAAGCTGGAGAGGGACCTTGTACGCATGGCAGGGTGGGACGTAAACCCAAATAGCCCTAAGCAGCTCCTGAAGCTGTTCTTCACTCAGAATGCCGCAGGAAAGTGGGAAGACCCTTTCGGAAACAGACCTAGAGTTTGGACTAAGGGAGGATCTACTGGAATCAAGAACCCCTCCACCAACAAAGAGGTGATCAAAGAGTGGGCAGAGAAGGGAGAGCCCCTGGCAGCATGTCTCCAGGAACACCGTGTCCTAAAGAAGCTGCACGGGACCTATCTGACCGGCCTACCGGCCACCACCGACAAGATTGGCAGGATCCACACTGACCTAAAGATCCATGGAACGGTCACGGGGCGTCTTTCGTCCGGAAACCCAAATCTCCAAAACATCCCCTCTCGGGGAGAATGGGGCAAAAGGCTTCGCGAGCTATTCGTAGCAGGAAGATACGGAGATGCAGGAGACCACACGGTTCGGCCTCTTCGTCATATCTCCACTCCCGGGCACTCCCATGGTCAGAAGATGACGCTGATCGTAGCGGACTATGAGCAGCTAGAGATGCGGATCATGGCCCATATGAGCCAGGACCCGACAATGATTGAGACTATTAGGGAGGGCAAGGATCTGCACTCCATGACCGGCGCACTTGCTGTGGGGGCCGATTACGACGAGATTGTTGCGGCTAAGAAGGCCAACAATCCTACAGACGACCAAAAGGCTCTCATCGAGCTTCGTGCGGGGATGAAGGCCGTAGGGTTTGGACTTCTCTATGGAATCGGTGCCGGCAAATTGGGCGCACAGCTCGGTTTGCCTCTAGTGACCAAGACCATGAAGAATGGACGTACTTACGACTCCTGTCCTGAGGCTCAGGAGCTAATCAATACGTACTTCGAGATCTACCCGAATGTTCGGAGGTTTATCTACGACACCCACGATCGGTGCGAGGAGGACCTGTACGTTCAGACTATTCAGGGAAGGTATCGCAGGCTGCCGGACATCATCAGTGATGATCGAGCAATGGCGTCGATGGCCCGTAGGCAGTCGGTCAACTCGATCATTCAGGGCTCTGCGGCAGATATTGCGGTAGAGGCCATGCTGAAGTGTGAGTACAGCAAGGAGCTTAGATCTTTGGGAGTACGAATGCTTATGCAGATCCATGATGAGCTGGTTTTCGAGGTGCCCGACATTCCCGAAGTCGTTGAAAAAGCGGCCACTCTGATCAAAGAGCTGATGGAGAACCCCATCCCGATGGACGTTCCTATCATCATCTCTATGGATCAAGCCCATAGTTGGGGAGAAGCCAAATGATGAAGTTCAAAAAGCTTCAGTCCTTGGTTGGAGTGAAGGTCCTCCTCCATACCTCTGATGGCGTGCCAGTTGATCCACCAATGGTGGCGGTTTTTGAGGAAGCTTCAGAGCTGGGACTCTTATTCCGCTCTGAAAAGGGCCATCTGCTATTTGCCAGCACAGCCTCCTTCACAGCTATGGTTGCCGATGACCGATAAGGAAATGGAGCGAGAGATCGCCAAGAGAACAGGCATGCCGCGCAACGCGGTGCGCCTGTTTATGGACACACAAAACAACGTCATAAGAGAGGCGTTGACCAGACAGGAGGAGGTAGCTTTCAAGTCCCTCTTCCGCCTGCGCTCATCTATGCGTCTAAAGACTCTGCGAGACCCTGTTCACGGAACAACGTCGAAGGTTAAGATGCTCTTACTCTCAGTAAAGCCCATGAGAGCCTTTCGACAGGAGTTGAACAGATGGACAAGTACGCAGTCGTAACTGACGATGAGATGAGCAAAACCGCGATGCAGGGGGCTTCCCCCTGTCCTTCCTGCGGATCTCGATCCGTAAACTATCGAGGCATGACGCCTCATTGCCCGAATTGTGGGACTCGTCCCTGGGAGAAAAATGCCAAGAAAGAAGAAGGAAACCGCCGCAGATAGCGGCGTTGCTGGAGTACTCAACCAGCTAAAGTCCCGGTACCCCGGAAAGGTGTTTCACGCCGGGGAGTACACGATGCCCTGGAAGCTAAAGCGCCTACCCACTTCCATTATGGACCTGGATATCGCGCTTTCCGGGGGGTTCCCTGCCGGAGGAATGAGCTTCCTGACCGGAAAGCAGGGAGTAGGCAAGAACTGGATCGCCAACCAGGTGATGCGGGAGCATCAGATCCGCCACGGGGAAAACACCTCTATCGCGGTTGTGAGCACTGAGATGGTTTACGACAAGTCGTTTGCCCTGGATTGCGGAGTCAGTGTCGCGCTCTCAGATCTCGAGATTGCTGAGCTAGATAAGCAGGTAAGGAAGAAGACCGGAGAAGGGCTGTCAGACGAAGAGATTGAAGAATTGACGGCCCAGGTAGGGAGCTTCATTACCGTACCTCCGTCTACTGCAGAGGACAGTCTGAGCATCGCAATTGAGCTAATCGCGAGTCGCGAGTTCGACATTGTGTTGATCGATAGCTTCGGCAGCCTCCTAACGGAGCACGACGAAGAGAACGACTTGTCCTCCTCTCAGCGCGTAGGCGGTGCAGCGATGCTGAATACTCGCTTTGCGCGAAAGCTGAACTACGCCCTATCTCCCGACGAAGAAGGAAGCCCCAATCTCACCTGTGTCCTGGGAATCAATCAGGTCAGGGACAATACGGACAGGGCCAACAAATACAGCCCAAAGACCATCGAGGCGGGAGGCTGGGCGCTTAAGCACGCTCGGTGGGTCACTCTGCAGATGAGCCCAGTCGCTACGATCAAGGATCCCAAAAAGGGAAAGATCGGAAAGACGATCCGCTGGGAGATCACTAAGCAGAAAGCCGGAGGCCATGAGGGGGCTCAGAGCAAGTACGACTATTACTACTCCATAGCTGGGATTGCTCGGGCAGAGCACAGCGTGGCCGTCGCAGCAAAGCATGGAGTGGTCGACCGAGCAGGAGCTTGGTACTCGTATGGCGGGGAGAAGATTGGACAGGGGGCCGCAAAAGCAGCTCAGTATGTCATCGAAAATGGCCTACTTGAGGAGATTGAGGAGCTTACTCTTCTCAAGGCCGGAATTCAGTGTAGCTACTGATGGGCAAGCGGGACTCGTGCCCGCACTGTGGAAGCTTCAACATCAAAGCTTGGGCCCTGGGGAAGACCATCTGCGGCAAATGTCGCAGAACCTTCTCCAGGTTCCAGGCGGTTTCTCGGGAATATGTACCCAAGAAGCCTAGATCTAAGAGCACCCGCAGGCAGGCAGACAAGCAAGAGAAAAGAGTGGCCAAAAATCTTGGAGCTCGTCAGACCATAGCTTCCGGGCAGACTCCCATCGACAAGGGAGATGTCCGGTCAGACACTGTCCGTGTCGAATGTAAGTACACGGATAAGAAGTCATACAGCCTAAAGGCCGAAGAACTGCAAAAGATCGCCAACCAGTCCGAGGGAGACCAGATCCCCCTGTTCTACGTGGAGTTCCGAAAGCAGGGACAGGCTTACTACATCGTACCCGAGGACTGGTTTATCCAGATGCTGGAGGCATTTAATGATTTGGACAATTGAGGATTTGCTCAACTCGAGCGCAGAAGAAGTAGAGAGCGTTAGGAGCGGGATCAAACTCCGAGAGCACTACTACAAGGGGGCCCGACAAATGGGCCGAGAGACCGGAGCCACTCTCGACGAGTATGAGGAGTGGAAGGAAACTCCTGCTACGGAGACCTGCCGGACCTGCGACGGCACAGGTCTTTGGAAGAAGGGGATGCGGTCGGTAGGGACCATTCACGCGTCATCCGCACATACGTGTCGCCGTCGCCTGTACTACGATGTGATCGCAGACAGAGCCCCAAAGTCGGAGTTCCGCCCAGAGCTTTTGGTGACCTTCTCCATGGGCCATGCAA